AGTTTTCGACGTATGCGAGTGGGCGCATACCGAGCGACTCAAGACCATTAATCAGGCGAGCCGATATATGCTCAGGCAATGCACCGGTAGAACCGACTATCATAAGACGAAACTTGTCCCCGGCTCCATAACCTAAAGCGCTTGCCAGTTTTTTGGGCGATAGCTTCCAGCCATTGCGGCCACCAAAGTTATCAACCCCGCGAATCATGGCTATCGGCTCAGTTACAGATTGCGCATTGAATTGAGCGTAGCATTTAAGTGTCCCCTTGTGCTCACATGCATCGTCGCACGCGCTATCAATTGCGCCGCTCTTCATAGAAGCCAAGTAAACACTTGAGCGCTGAATGGGTGTTGCGTCTGGGCGCTTGACTTGGTCCGCCTTGATTGCGTCAATCGTTGCCATAGGAATCACAGCTAAAGCCAAGATATTGGAGCGCTTGCCTTTCACTTTTTTGTTACCGGAAGTTTTTGATATGAGCGCAATCGGCTCACTATTGAGCGCGCTGCTACCTTGCCATAATAAATGGTTCATTGTTCACCCTTTGTTTTTGTTTAGCCTGTTAGCTTAAGACAGGCATTTCTTTACGTTAACACATTGTACCCTATAATAACAACAAGGCACACATCAAAAAATAGCCAGCAACAATCGTTGCCAATATTTCTATGCCTTGCCAAATCATAACGGAACCCCGTCAATCCTGATTTCAGTACAGCCAGCGTTAGGCGTACCAAAACCGTCTAGCGGTTCAAAGCCGTCGAATTCTCCGTAAATCATCCCCTCGTAATAACATTCTCCGTCGTCATCATACATCGAGAACCGGGCGGGATTGTCCTTGATGGCCGGGTCCAGGTTGCGCGGTCCTTCTGTACCTTCTGCCCCTGTATCTATTCGGTCTTTGGTTATTCTCCAGCGGTATGGTTTTGACATTTTACAGGCTCCAATAGTTTAAGAGGTAATGCATTGCTGACCCGGCGTAAGAGTCTAACTCCATATGGTCAAATCTTTTGGGGTATTGGCTTTCAATCAAGGCAGTGATTCGAATCCTCGCAGTCCAAAGGTCCTTAGCCTGAATAGCCCTATAAACTTTTGAGTCGGTCTGAGCTGTTAGGTTGATGTTTTCCTGAATAGCCTTGTACTCGGCTTTACTTATTCCAATCATTTACTCCTCCCTCCATCTGAGCGAGTCCGCCTCATGCATCCCGCTAAAATCTACCTCAAACTGGTCCTCAACCATGTCCAGGCTTTTCTTGGTAAACGCATCCCACCACATATGCTTGTTTAAGCACCAATCAATGACGTCCTCGACATGTTCCTGGACTTTCTTGGCGATTTCCTCAGACACCTTGCCGTCGTCACAATCGGCCAAACACTCTGCGATAAGGTCATTCAACACGCCATCCTCATGCATCATGTCTGCTAAGTGTTCCCGCCTATGCCGGTTTACGAACCAGCGATACTCGGAAACAACTCCCTCGTCTTCACCATTAAACTCATCTAGGCGCTTGCGCCAGTCTTTCATTGCTTTGGTCTTACTCATTGCCCTAACTCCTCTGCGCCTTCGCCTTTGTAGTTGAAAATGTTCTTTGGATTAATCACGCTTAGAACCCTGGCCCCTTCAGAGCTTGCACTGGCTGAATAATCAAAAGCGCCATAAGGGGAGAGAACCAGCTGGACAACAATTCTCCCCTCGCTCTCAATGAAGCCCATTCTAGGTAGCTCTTTTTCTTGACCGTAGCCTATGGGGCTCTCTCTGTTATATGAAAGGATTCTGGCCCCCCCTTCTACCTCTTGATAGGCAACGGTCCATACTGAATCGATTAGGCGTTGAGTTGCGTACTTTGTTCCCATGTTCTCTCCCTCAGTGGTTATGTATACAGCTTATAGGATGCGTTAACGTTTCGTCAACAACTTTGTTGTGGTAAACGTACGTTTTTTGTTAACACATTGAAATCATTAGGGAATTTATTTAATTCATGATTTATTACTTTGGGCTAATGCTTTAAATGCGCTTGTAAGTTGTTGGAATTGTTAGGTTTTTTGACTTATTTCATTGTGTGAGTTGTTTCTATGAAAAGAGGGAGAAATAGAGAAATAGAGAAAACAAGAAAAACAGGGAAAACAAGGTAAATTGTTAACAGTGAAGGTAGGTAAGAGTAGGTAATATAATAATAATAATAATAATAAAAAATAGTATATACTATACGTCCCAAATCCACCCTAACTACCTGATTTTATTAGGCTTTTTACCCTGACTTACCACTATTCTCCTTCAACATAAGTGCTGAAATAAGTCACTTTTCTTTAATGATTCCAATAACTTACAGTGATTTGAAAGAATGCATTTACTGCATAAGGTATTAAGAAATAGGACCAATGGTGAGGCTCGATAATGGCAAGGATTCAATAAGCTAAATCCCAAAACGAGATAACAAAAAAAACATAAATCCCAAAACGAAAATAAAACAAAAATCATAAAAATCCGATAATGAGATGTTGTCTCATTCTGCCTATTCTCGTTCTGCGAATTCGCAATATGAGATTGTCTCATTCTGCAACAATGTCGCAACATGAGAATGTCGCAATGTGCAACACGTAGGATATCGCAAGGGGGTACCTATCCCCGGTCGCGATACCCGGTACTTACATTAAACACCACCATCTCGACTCCTCCTCACCTCTAATTCCCGTTTCTGCAATTAGAATTTTATTCCCAAATTTCCAATTTCCGTTGACTAATTCCCGAATACTCAATATTTTGTTTTCATGTCACGTTCACCGGGAAGACCCATAGAGGAGCTGGTCTCCAAGCAAAAGGTAGAGATGATTCGCCAAGCTTATCTCACCAACACTCTTCCGTCATTGCAGCTGCTGGCCAACGCCCTAGGCATCTCTCGCTCCATGGTAGGCAAGATTATTCACAACAAAGCCCACTACTCTCATGGCTACGAGCATTCACTTGGCAGGCTAAAAGATTTGAAGATGAGATTCCTGGAGAAGCTCAGTGATGTCTGACTGGGCAAATGACCTGCTTGATGAAGAGGTTGCCGTTAAGGAACCAGAGCACGAGGTGGTTGAAACTGCATCTCTTGCCGAGGTGCGTCATAAGCTCATGGCTCTTTTGGCCATGGGGCTAGAGGGCGCAATCTTTACTGCCGAGGCTCGGGATATGGAGCCCAACGATATTAAGGTGGTTGGCGATCTGGTTAGGGCGCTGAAGACGATTGATGATATGCAAAAGGATGATGCACTGAGCCAGTTGTCTGATGAGGAGCTGGAAAAGCTGGCGCGGGAGACTTTGGCTAAGTGATAGATATTAGGATAGCTGGTGAGGCGGACACCAACTTTATACTCTCATCGTGGACAAGGGCTTATGCTGGACTGAACCGGGAGCAGCCGAAGTGGGCCGTGTTTAAATTGCAGACTCAGATTATAAAGGGTGCGATGGAGATGGGCAGTGTTTGGGTTGCCACACCAGAGGGCGATGATGATACGATTGCCGGGTGGATTTGCCACGTTGGGCCAGTTGCTCAGTTCATGTATGTAAAAAAGCCCTTTAGGGGATTCGGGGTTGGCAAGAAGCTGATTGAGAAGGCCGGTTTGCGTGAGCCCGTAATGGCTGCTTATATGGCCCCGTGGATGACAGATAGAATAATTTATAGCCCTCAGCTGCAACATGCTGATGTTTTAAAAGCGTTTATGGAGGACACCTGAATGAAGGTTTTAGCGATACAATTAAACAGCACATCACAACCACTTCTTAACAACAATTACATAAGCGTTGAGAATCCGAACTATGATGATTATGATTTGAAACTAGAGAAGGACTTTGTGACAGTTAGCCACAAAACCAAAGGGACATTTGTCATTCCTTTGACAGCTATTAGCTGGATGAAGATTGAAAAGGTTGCACGGGGTCGTCCGAAGAAAGTAGCATGAAGTACGAACGCCACGACATAATCCGCGAACTGGTTAAAAGAAAAGCGGATACCTCTGCCCTGACAGAGGAAGAAGTCAGTGGCGACCGAATCTACAAGTGGCGAAATAATTTATTCAATTATCAGTTGGACTTCATCGACGATCCATGTAAAACCAAGACCGCGCTGTGTTCCAGACGTGCGGGCAAAACGTATGCTTCGTGCTATTATTTACTGGAAGCAGCGCACCAATCGCCCCATACCATTTGTGCATACATTGCTCTGACTCGTCGGTCAGCCAAGCGGCTGATGTGGCGAGAGCTAAAGATGGCCGATAAGAAATACATGCTGGGCATTAAATTCAACGCCTCGGAGCTTATTGCAATTCTTCCCAACGGTTCTCAAATCATTATGTCTGGTGCAGATGATGAGGCTGAGATTGATAAGCTCCGGGGCTCTGCGTACCAGCTGGTTGTCATTGATGAAGCCGCATCTTTTGGCCCTCACTTAACTTCTCTTATTGAGGAAGTTTTAGAACCTGCCCTAATCGATTACGATGGCACATTGGCAATGATTGGAACCCCGGCAAGTCACTGCTCGGGGATTTTCTTTGAAGCCACAACAGGACTTAGGGATGAATACTCAAATCACTCTTGGACTATTCTAGAAAACCCGCATGTTCCTCATGCCGGTGAATGGCTTGCAGACAGAAGGAAAAAGCGCGGCTGGTCAGATACTAGCCCGGTTTATATGCGTGAGTGGCGAGGCCAGTGGGTCAAATCTGACGATAGCCTGATTTACAAGTATGGCGAGAAAAACCTAGCTGACACACTGAGTCATGACCATGATTGGGAATACGTGCTGGGGATAGATTTAGGCTATGAAGATGCCACAGCCTTTGTGGTGGGTGCGTTTTGCCGAGATTTACCAGATTTGTACATTGTAGATTCTTTCAAGAAAAGCCACATGCTTCCAACTGAGATTGCTGAAGAAATACGCTCCATGGAAAACACCTACCACTTCATTGGCATGGTGGCGGATACGGGCGGTTTGGGTAAATCGATTGTTGAGGAATTTAGGAAAAGGCATGGGTTGCCGCTAAAAGCTGCTGAGAAGAGAAACAAGGTTACCTACATTGAGATGATGAATGATGACCTTGCGACAGGCAAGCTTAAAATCATCGACAGAGAAATCCTGAAAGAGTGGGATATTTTGCAATGGGATGACTCAGGTAAGCGCGAAGATGGGCGCTTTGACAACCACTTAAGTGATGCAGCGCTTTATATGTGGCGCGAAAGTCGGCACTATACTTTTCAAGAAGAAGTCGACACGACTCCAGAGGGCTGGAGCAAAGAAGAACGACGCATGTGGGAATCTACCCTGTCTAAAAGCAGCTCGGTCGATGGCCCATGGTGGGAAGACAGATGGACACTAAACTAAAAGGTGCGAGACAATGAAGATTGTAAATTACTGGTGGAACGAAAAGTCAGAGCCTCATGAGGAGCTGTTTTCGGCTGTTGCTGGGGTTGTTAGTGTCCAGAGCGGAAGAGAGCAGGACAATGTTGCTCATATGTCCCTTTATGGAAATGCTCACTACACCGACATGGCCTCTTTTGGTGACATGGGCAGCACACCAAACACAAACCACCGGGTTACGCTCAACATCATTCAAAGCATGTGTGACACCGTAACAGCCAAGGTTGCCAAGGCTCGTCCAAGAGCCACATACCTTACTCATGGCGGAAATTGGTCTATGCAGAAGAAAGCTAAGCTTTTGGAGCGTTTTACCGATGGTCAGTTTTATGCAACCGACATTTACTCGATTGCCCCGCAGGTTTTTATGGATGCATGTGTTTTTGGCACTGGCTGTATGTATATTTACCAGGGCGACGGAAAAATTGAAGTAGAGCGCGTATTTCCGGGTGAAATCTTGGTTGATGACCATGAATCTCGGTATGCGAAGCCTCGCCAGATGTTTCGGCGCAAGATTATGGCCAAAGACGTCTTGGTTGGCATGTTTCCCGAAGCAGAGAAGAAAATTAACGAAGCAGTGAGCTACGGAGAAGGCCATTCTGAATATAAGGCTTCTGAGCAAGTTGAATGCATCGAAGCTTGGCATTTGCCTTGTTATGAGGGTGCAGGAGATGGTCGAAGAGTCATTGCAATCGAAAATTGCACACTTTTAGACGAGCCATGGGAAAGAAGTGATTTTCCTTTCGTGTTTATTCGCTGGTCGAACCGATTAATGGGCTTTTGGGGGCAGGGGCTTGCTGAGCAGCTCACAGGATTACAACTAGAAATCAATAATTTGCTATCTATGATTCAAGAGCAGATGCACCTCGCCACCCCAAAGGTCTTCATTGAAAATGGGTCCGAAATTGTTCCAGGACACCTAAATAATGAAATTTGGGGAATTGTTAAGTACAATGGGACGCCTCCGCAGATGGTTGCACCAAGAACAACCTCTCCAGAGGTTTTTGCCCACCTAGACAGGCTGTATTCGCGTGCATATGAGATTGCAGGCATTTCTCAGCTTGCTGCTCAGTCTAAAAAGCCCTCTGGACTCGATTCCGGTGTTGCATTGCGTGAATTTCAAGACATTGAGACCGAGCGCTTTATGATTGTGGCCCAGCATTACGAAAAACTGTTCTTAGAGGCTGCTGAGCAGATGATTGAGCTTGCTAGAGAAATTTCCAAGGAAGGAAATGCCTACGAGGTGCTTAGTCATGGGGATAAAGACATACAGTCCATAAAATGGTCCGATATTGATTTAAAGCGAGACCAGTATGTAATGAAGGTCTACCCAACCTCACTTTTGCCCACAACTCCTGCGGCGAAGCTCCAGAAGGTCATTGAAATGGTGCAGGCCGGAATGATTGACAATCAAGAGGCTCGTGGTCTTCTGGATTACCCAGATTTAGAGGCAGTGAACCAGTTGGCAACAGCATCTTCAGACGGAATCAAGCTTATGATTGAAGATATGGTTGAACACGGTCGATACCATCCGCCAGAGCCATTCATGAACTTAGCAATGGCGATTGCAATGATTCAAAGTGCTTATTTGAGAGCGAAAATCAACAATGCACCTGAAGAGAATTTGGACCTTCTGCGAAGATTTATGCAGGAGGCTATCGACATGCTTTCGACGATGGCACAGGGGGCAACTGCGCCAGCGCCAGCAATGGGAGGACCCGAAATGGGTGCTCCACCAGCAAACTTGGGACCGGATGAGGTTGCAGCCGAGCAAATGGCTGCTCCTATCCAATAACAAACTAGAGGGGTTAAGCGAATATGACAGAAGAAGCGGCACCAGTAGAAGAAGCTCCAGCACAAGAAGTTGTGGAGCAAGCAGTAGAAGAATCAGCAGCAGAAGAGCAAGCAGAAGAGCAGGTCCAGGCAGAAGAGCGCCCAGACTTCTCTCGGCAGTTTGCTGCAATTGCAAAAAAAGAACGCGCACTGCGTCAAAGAGAATCTTCCGTTAAGCAGATGGAAGCAAGAATTGCAGAGCTTGAAGGCTCTCAAGGTCAGATTGGAGAAATCCAAAGACTGGCAAAAGAGAACCCAGCAGCACTGCTTTCGCGGCTTGGAATCAGCTATGATGATTTAACGCAGCAAGTCATCAATGAAGGCAACCCAACAGAGGAGCAGCAGCTTCGTTTGCAGAATGAAAAGCTGCAAGCGCGCCTTGAAAAGATTGAAGGCGCGTATGACGAGCAACGAAGAGATGCTGAGACAAAGCGGCTTGATAGAGCTAAGGCAACACTTGTTGACAACATAAAGAACTTTGTTGATAATGACGAACAGTATGCTCTAGTTAAGCATCGGGGGGCATATGATTTAGTCGCGGAGGTAATGCAGCAGCATTACATCAAGTCGAAAGAAATCATGGAATACTCCGACGCCGCTAGAATAGTTGAGGACCATTACGAACAAGAGGCCGAACACTATTTTGGTGCACAAAAGCTACAAGAGCGGTGGAAAGCTAAATTAGCTCCTGCCGAACAAGAAGCGTCTCAAGAAGCAGCGGCTCCAGCGAATAACGGCGGGCCAAAAACTTTAAGTAACAAAAACTCGGCCCAAACGACCGAGCGCGATGGAGGTATGCTCTCACGAGCAGAATCTCTTCAGCGCATGGCGCAAATTCTAAATGGGAATTAACGGGCTGTAACTATACGAGGCGAAGACAATGGCTATTAGTGTATTTGCAGGGACTGCCCTGGACACAGAAACAAAAGTAACCGCAGCTCTAAAAGAGCATTACAAACCACAGCGCATCAAAGAGATGGTTTACAAGAACAACCCTCTTATGGCGCTTATGCCAAAATACGAAAGCTTTGGCGGCGAGAATATGCCGATTCCGATTATTGTCGGAGGACCGCAGCGTCGCTCAGCTACTTTTTTGGACGCGCAAGGCAACACAAGCACATCGAGTGTTAAGCAGTTTTTGCTGACCCGTGTTCGTGACTATTCTTTCGCAAGCATTACCCACGAGGCAATTCGTGCTTCTCAGGGCAACGCTGACGCATTTGTTCGTTACGCAACCATGGAAATTGACGGTGCAATTCACGCACTGAAGCGTTCTATGGCTGTTGCAATGTACCGCGATGGCTCCGGCTCAATCGGAAACATTAGCGCAAGTGTTGACGGCGCAGCAGAGGTCACCCTGACCGTACCAGAAGATATTTCTAATTTTGAAGTTGGAATGAAGCTGGTTTTTTCTGGAACTGCAACCGGCGCTCTTCTTTCAAGCGTTGGAACCAAGACTGTTCAGTCGGTTAATCGTTCTGCTGGAACATTCACCGTTGATACAAACTTCCACACAGACAGTAGTCCTGGGGACTTTATTTTCCAGCTTGGCGATGCTCATGCAAATGACTCTTTTAAGAAGCTCAGCGGTCTTGAGCGATGGGTTCCAGCATCAGCGAGCACCTTAACGGCATCGGCAACAAAAACCCTGTTTTCTGCTGACCGATCATCAGACGTTACTCGTCTGGGCGGTAACCGCTATGATGGCTCTGCTCTTCCGATTGAGGAAGCATTGATTGAAGGTCTTAGCCTTGCAGCACGTAACGGCGGAACACCTAGCCATGT